TTTTTGTATGCTGATTTGCAATCGGCTCGGGGCAAAAATAAGATAATAGAACGAAAGATTCAGGCGGTGATTGAGCGATGCGATCGTGAGTGAATGGGGGTGCGTATGGACTGGTTAAAACAACTTGCGCCGACGGCGGCTACGTTGCTAGGTGGCCCACTGGCGGGTATGGCTGTGGACGCTATCGGCAAGGCTCTCGGTATGTCGGATGCGACAAAAGAGCAGGTCAAGGATGTTTTGACGTCTGGGACGGTGACGGGTGAGCAAATGGCGGTGTTAAAGCAGGTCGAGGCTGACTTGAAACTGCGCCTCAAAGAGTTGGACGTCGACCTGGAAAAAATACAGGCCGCAGATCGTGATTCGGCTCGTAATCGTGAGATAAAAACTGGCGACAGTTGGACGCCAAGGGTCATCGCCCTGGTGGTGTTTATTGTTTGGGGTGCTGTGAATTGGAAATTGTTCAACGGCACGATCAGTGGCGATATGCGTGAATTGGTGGCAAGGGCTTTGGGTACGCTCGATGCGACTTTGATGGCCGTCATATATTATTATTTCGGCTCGTCTGCTGGCAGTAAGGATAAAACGGAAGCGATGGCAAGCAAATGAATTTAAGCGACCATTTCACCCTGGAAGAATTAACGCATACCGATCATCGGGAGTTGGATAACACGCCGAATGATTTGGAAATTGAAAACCTTAAACGGTTGGCTCACTTTTTGGAGGCGATCAAGCAGGTGCTTGGTGGCAAACCGATTATGGTTAATTCTGCGTTCCGAAGCGAGGCCGTAAATACCGCCGTTGGAAGCAAAAATACCAGTCAGCATAGGGTAGGGTGCGCCGCTGACATTCGTGTTCCTGGAATGACGCCTGACGAAGTGGTGAAGGCTGTGATGCGTTCGGGGCTGGAATACGATCAGATCATTCGTGAATTTGATCGCTGGACTCACGTTAGCATCCCGAATATTCAGGGGACGCCTGCTCGCCGACAGGCTTTGATTATCGATAAGTCTGGGACTCGTCCGTACGCTTGAGCAAGTGCTCGGTTAAATCGCGCAGATATTCTTGCGTGACCTCGTAGCGTTTAACAAAACCTTTGTTTCCGAGGCCGTGTACACCCGTGTTGCCTCGGTGATGTTCAGGACACAGCCCAATGACGGGTGCGTTGTCACGTTTGCCGCCAAGACGTCGAATGTGGTGAATTTCGCAGGGCGTCCCTGGGTGTCCAAGGTAATAGCATAAGATGCAACCCAGATCGGCGACTGCTTCATAATGTTTTTTTGTAGAGATATTCATCAAATGGTCGAAGCGAGGATTGTGGCAGAGAATAAAAAGGACCGTTACCTACGTCACGAATGTTATCGTCCTGAAGGAATGTCTCTCGGTCTATCCAGCCCACGAGCCGAACGTGAGTTGGCCGAATTTCGGTTAAGACAAAAACGTCAACGGGCTTTCCACCAGACCATCCAACGGCGTTAAGGTTTCCCCCAGGTTGCTTGGTAGATTTGACGTCTATCAGGTTGCCTTTTTTGCTGACGAGATCCGCGCCGAACTTGCGATATTCGCAGTTTATGTCAAAGAATAGGCCGAGGGCTTTGGCGACTGCGTATTCGGTAATAACCCCGTCAATGGACATTTGCATCGAATCTAGGCTTTGATCCTGGCGACGTTCTGTGCCGTGTTTGCTTGTCTCTTTGTGCCTGAGTTGCCCAATAAAGTGGCAGATTGCGTACTCGGATGGCGTGATGGGCTGGTCAAGAAAACGACGATTGTGATCGATCATTGCGTGGCTTTCCCTTCGGCTCTGGCTGATGATTCGAGACTGCGCCAGACTTCGATTTTTGCTTCGGCGGCGACCATGAGAATCCGCATTGTTTCGTAGTCGGCAACTGCGTCTGATAACTCTTCGAGGTGGGCTTTGTAGTCTGGGTGCGAATAGGCAAACGTCTCTTTGGCAGACTCTGTTTTTTTCTGACGACTGCGCCATCAGCATCGCTTTGATGGTTTTGCGCTTTTCGGTCATGTAAACCATGCGGCCTTTGAGTACGCCTAATTTTTTGGCATTGTC